TATTGTTAGCAAACAGGAAGATATAGTAGAGCTCGAAGAAGATATCGCCAACGCTGAACAAGACCTAGCAACACTACAGGAAGCACGTAAGGAACTAGGTGATCTTGAACCTTGTCCGCCTACGTTTTATGACAGCATGGATGATGCTTACAATCACAAACAGCAGGTAGAGACACTACAAACGCAGATGGTGCAAAAACAAGCAGAAGAAAATCCCTATATAGAACAAATAGAGGATATGCGTAATACTGCTGTACAAGAAATCAATTATGATGAGGTCAATAGACTACAACGGCTACAAGAGCATCAAGACTTCTTGTTAAAACTGTTAACAAACAAAGATAGTTTTATTAGAAAAACTATTATTGATCAGAACTTGGCATACTTAAATGCCAGACTGAGCTACTACTTAGACAAGATTGGATTGCCACACCAAGTTACTTTCTTAAGTGACTTGACAGTGGACATACAAGAGCTAGGCAGAGAACTAGACTTTGATAACTTATCTCGTGGTGAGCGTAACAGACTTATATTAAGTTTAAGTTGGGCTTTCCGTGATGTATGGGAAAGTTTATATCAGCGTATCAACGTGTTGTTTATTGACGAGGTTATTGACCACGGTATGGACAGTTTAGGTGTTGAAAGCAGTCTAGCAATACTTAAAAAGATGGCACGTGATGGCAACAAGGCAGTTTGGTTAGTGTCGCATAAAGATGAACTTGCAGGGCGTGTTAACAATATATTAAATGTTGTTAAGGAAAACGGCTTTACAAGTTATATGAATGACGTTGATATGGCATAGATGACCAAAAGACCCCATGAAAATATTTTGGCTTACTTGGCAAGGAATAAACAATATTATAATATCACTAAAGGAAATATTAAGTAACACATGTCGTATGAGAATCCCTGGTTTTACAACGGAAAAATATTTGAATCAGACGACATAGGCGATTATTATGGCTTTGTATATCGAATAACAAACACTTCTAACGGGCATGATTATATAGGCAGGAAGTTCTTCCACACCATTAAGAAACGACCTCCTTTAAAAGGCAAGAAAAATAAAAGACACACAAAAGTAGAGACTGATTGGAAGACCTACTGGGGATCCAGTCAGCAACTACTCGAAGACATAGACACACTAGGCAAAGAAAAATTCACACGGCAAATAATCAGGCTCTGTAACACTCGAGGCGAAACAAACTATTGTGAGGCATATTATCAGTTCATTGAAGGTGTACTATTAAAAGACAACAACTATAATGGTATTATCAATATAAGACTTGGTGGTAACTCAGTAAAAGGTCTTCTGCTCGAGGACTTAAACACAAAAACTAAAATTTAATTCATCAGCCACTGATGCAGAGTGTTCTCTGTGTCCTATGAGGTGATTGCGGCAACGCATGGAACACGCAAGAATAGACTTGCGGACGGGACGGCAAAAAGGCATTTAAGTGTAAAAACTAAATGATCTAGGCTCTGTGAAAAAGATACAACCTAGGAGTCACTGTGAGTTGGCTAATTACGGCTCATATACTTCCGTTGCATGAAGCTAGAGTAAGGGGTACCGGGCAACCGCCTCTGTTCTGTAAAGAAATCTCTTGTAATTAGGATGGACTAAACTCGGATGATGTCTATTTTTCTCCTAGCAATAGGAGAAGTATGGCTCACATCTGGATGATATCGAAAAACAAATAATAAAAAAGATTGTTTGAACGAAGTGAAAACAATAGACTTACGTAGTAAGTCTCCTAAGTAACCGATGATTATGTGTATAATTGCTATTAGCAGGAACTGAATCAAATACAACAGCACCAGTCCATAACTTTGCGTTTTCGTGAATGGTGATATCTCTGGCATGTCCTTCGGAAATAGTGACACTGAGTCCGATTCTGACATTATCCTCGACAGTTATACCACCTGCTAGTGTTGATCTAGCACCTACAATTACATTCTTTCCGATTGTGCATCCATGTCCTATGTAGGTATACCAATCTACAACTGAGTAATCTCCTACTCGGCAAAAATGACTAATACCTGAGAAAGGCATTGCTATAATGCCATGACCTAGCTCTGTGTTGTCTAACTGTTTGCAGTCTGGGTGCATAAGATTAGTACACTTGATACCATTATCCTCTAATAGTTTAATGCGAGTTTTACGTAGATTATCGCCTGAGTGTTCTGGATTGTTTAAATTTTCGTTACCGTCCCACCAGGACGTTAAAAAGAAATCATGGTCTTCTACAAATGTACGATCTTCTAGTATGCTATCTGCGCCTATTATAGGAACTCCGCAGACTTCGTTGGTATTTCCGTAAAAATACTTGTCTACTAGTCCTACTACATTACGTCCTAGGTCATTTGCTACCAGCAATACATCGTACAAGTTTCGTCTATGTCCTACAAATACTATTGGTTTCATATTAAAAGAATGGCATCTTAGATTTTTTAGTTGTTTCGAGATTGTCTGCAATTATTTCGTTTACTATACCGCGTTCCTGTATACTCAGGTTGAATGCTTCTTCATAGGTGAGCCCGCCCCGCATATACCAGCACATTTTCAGTAGATCCTTTTTAATGGCTTTTGATTCTTTATCTAAACTGTTTAGATATTCTACTATTTCTTCAACTTTAAATGTCAAAAGCCTTATTCGAAAAAAGTAGCATAATCGAATTCAATTGGTAACGTATACGCATGTTTGCAACTATCACACTCAACGTTGTTATCAGGTAACTTACCTTGTTTGCCTACGTCTTTAATGAATTCTTCTACTCTTTGCCAAACTTTTTTAGGCACGTTGTCTAGCAATTCTGCTATAAACTTTGGATCAGTGACCTCGCCATCGGATGTCAAAACTGATTTAACATGTGATGCAACAGATGCTAAGTTAATCGATGTAAGGTCCTTGAATATAGCATTAAACTGTCTAACTTTTTCATCTTGTGACATATTGCTATCATTTACTGTGTTTAGCAGACGTTGCTCCTGGTACATGCGCATACCAGCATCATTGGTTTCCTTGTAAGTCTGTGGCTTAAGATAAATTTCTATCTCGCCTAGATGCAACGGCTGTTCGAAGTTAGGAGCTTGTATCTTGTCTATCACATCTGGCAAGTACATCTCATAGGAACTTGTCTCACTACACTTAGGACAAGAAGAATCAAATGACATATTTTCACCATAACTAGCAATCCTAATAGCAATAAGTAGGAAATCACTATCCATAGCAGGCATGCGCCAAGGGTCTTTAATTTGTGGTATACAACTTTTTAAAACATCAACAACTGCTTGTCCATTAAGCAAAGCGTCTGGCGTTTTTAATGTGAGCTCGTCTCTAGCAGTCATAGGATATACAGCTAGTTGTCCGTTTTCGTTAAGTTCTAGAGTGCCTGGTGGCCAGTATCTGCCCCTACTAGGCAGTTCTACGTACAAGGCTGGTTGTCTAAAGAACTTAGATAATGGATTTGACATGCATTTTTTCCTCGATAAATAATATTATATTTAATAGTTGAAAAACCATGGATCCAGAATTACTACGTAGGCTACAAGAAATTGTAAACCAATTTGCCCAAAGCGGTAACAGCGCCGCTATGACATCTGAGCAATTATCTCAGGCGCTTAGAATCTTAGCCAGTCAAGTAATGTCCACGTCAAAGGATCTAGGAGGAGCTGGTAATGCTCTTGCATCTTTAACGCCAAAAGCATCACTGGCAGGACAAGTAGTAAATGCTTTTGCTCAGGCTATTAGGGGTTATATAGGCGTACAAGCACGACTAACCAAGAGTGTTATTGATTTTCAGACATCAGTATATGACTCTGAAGGTGCATTAAACAATCTATCAAAAGGTCTAGACGCACAGTACGAATACATGACGGATCTTGCGACAAGCACCGTAGGACCGTTCCAAAGTTTACTTAAAGAAATACCTGGTATAGGTGACTTTATTGGCGTAGGCGCTGAAGCACTCCAGCAAACAATTAGCGTAATACAATCAGCCAATCAACGAAGTATGAAGGTACTGACAGATTCATTTAGTGCAATGCAAAGTCTCAACGGACAGTTTGGTACACTAACTCTTAACTTGGAGGAATTCAGCGGTAGGGCTGCCAACGCAGGCTTGACTAGTGATCAGTTCAGTAGGATGCTAGGTAGTAATGCGGCTACTCTAAGCAAAACATTTGGCGGAAACCAAGCGGCTGCATCAGCTCTTAGTGAGCAGTTTGCTTATTTAAAAGACACTGGAAAGGATGTAAGATCACAGTTTGTTGCTATGGGTCTTAGTAATGATGACATGGCGGAAGCTATGTCGGAATTCGCGTTTCAACAAAGGCTGATAACCGGCAAAACGACATTGGATAACATGAACTTGGCACAAAGTACACTATCCTACCAAAAGAATTTATCAGCTATTGCGGCAATTACAGGACAAAATGTAAAAGAACAACAAGCACAACGTAGAGACTTACTAAACCAAGCAAATTTTGCAGCCAAAATAGATCAACTTAGAGCAGAAGGCAGGGAAGACGAAGCACGAGCTCTGACGGAAGCGGTTACTGCGGCGTCAGCTTTTGGAGAAGGCGCTAAGAAGGTTGCTATTGAACAGGCACTCTTCGGACAAGTGGTCAGTAAAGAAGCAAATATAATAGCAATGACCCAGTCAGAGATCACTAAGGCAACTGCTGAAAATATTGCGGCGACAAAAGGCTTTACTGGCACACAAGAAGAAGCAATAGCCAAGTTCGCGAAAACATATGACGATGCAGGTGCAGGCATAGCTGAAGAAAGAAAAAATATGTCTGGCCTTACGCAGATGTCTCAATTCATACAAGGCGATTTTGGTGCGGCATTGCAAGCCAGCTATACTGATACAAGGGACCACATAAACAGGTTAGGTACATTAGCAGACACCTTTAACGGAAGCATAGAACAGGCTAATACGGCTGTGAGTGGCATGGCGAGTACTATCGCTGAAGAAGATCGTCGCCAACAAGCAATGAGAGTAACCACAGAGCAAAGAGGAATGGATTTAGGACCAACTACCTTAGCTGTGGCTAGTGCATTCCAGACAATGACTGAAGATATAGATAAGTCTAGACAAGACCTTATTAGCGGCTTCACTACTCTTACAAATGATCTTGTGGCGCAGGGCGGAAAATTAACTCCAGAAGCAATATTTGAAATGCTTATGGGGGATCCAGCCGCAGAGGCAAGAAAAAAACAGGCTAACGAACAAGCCGCACAATCGTATGATAAGCGAGAACAACAGAGAGTAGACGACGTTAAAGACAAAACTAGCTCGAGTACCGGGGAATTTATTACTGATTACTTCCAGTCAGGAAATTTTGCTACAGGGAAAATTGTAGGAGATGTACTAGAAGTTAGAGAAATAAAAGAACAAAATCAAGCCGCAAAATCGTATAGTCTGGGCGGTATAGCCAAAGGACCAGATACAGGTTATAGAGCCATGTTACATGGTACAGAGGCTGTGGTGCCATTACCAGATGGTAAGACAATACCTGTAGACTTTGATGTGGACAAATTGAATGCCTCATTAAGTTCAGCAATGGCAGGTGTATTAGCAAACAACAAGTCTGGTTCTACTGATGAATCAGTAACAAGATTACTTGAACAAAGTGTAAATTTAAACTCACAAATACTAGATACTCTCAAACAGGGCAATAAGACAACCAATAAAATGGTTAGAGTGATGAGTTAATTCGCTTGACACGAGCTCTAACTAAATATACAATACAAAAAAAGATTATCTAATGGCCTGGAAAAAATATTTTAAAATATCTAGCGACGTAGACCCTGGTTATATCACAGAAGCCACTAAGGCTAATCCTGGTTACAGGAACTATCAGAGTCAACTTCCCGAAGTTTATATTGGACACCCCAATCGTATTGAACGTTACACTCAATACGAACAAATGGACATGGACTCAGAGGTTAATGCGGCATTAGACACTATTGCAGAGTTCTGTACACAAACTAATGTAGAGAACGGTACAGCATTTGATCTTTACTTTAAAGATGATCCTAGCGATAGTGAAATCAAAATTATTAAAGAACAATTACAAAACTGGTGTAGTCTAAACAAACTAGACCAGCGTATCTTTAAGATGTTTAGAAACGTTTTAAAGTATGGTGACCAAGTATTTGTAAGAGACCCAGAAACATTTGAAATGTACTGGGTGGAGATGAGTAAGGTTGTTAAAGTCATTGTTAACGAAAGTAATGGCAAAGAACCAGAGCAGTACGTAGTTAAGGATCTTAATCCTAACTTCCAAAACTTAACTGTATCCGCAGTTACAACTAGTGATGTATATACTAACCATCCACAAGTAGGTGGTCCTAATGGTGCTTATATACAACCTAATGCACCCTATGGTAGTGGCGGTAGTCGCTTTAGTAATGCACAAAACGAGTCTGTTATTGATGCAGAGCACGTTGTACACACTAGTCTAACAGAGGGTTTAGACGTTAATTGGCCCTTTGGAAATAGCATTTTAGAGAACATTTTTAAAGTCTTTAAGCAGAAAGAACTACTTGAAGACGCTATTATTATATACAGGGTACAAAGAGCCCCTGAGCGTAGAGTATTTTACGTTGATGTAGGTAATATGCCAAGTCACATGGCTATGGCGTTCGTTGAGCGTGTTAAAAACGAGATACATCAGCGCAGAATCCCAACACAAACTGGTGGTGGTACCAATATGATGGACGCCACATACAATCCACTTAGTATCAACGAAGATTACTTCTTCCCACAGACTGCTGAAGGTCGTGGTAGCAAGGTAGAGACACTACCTGGTGGTACTAACTTAGGTGAGATTGATGATTTACGTTACTTCACAAACAAGTTGTTTAGAGGTCTGCGTATCCCAAGTAGTTATTTGCCAACTGGACCAGAAGATGGCTCAATGACTGTGAATGACGGGCGTGTTGGTACAGCATTAATTCAAGAGTGGCGCTTTAATCAGTATTGTAAGCGTCTACAGCGTATGATT